AACGGGGCAGGGGGGGCGGGCAATGGCTTAGCAATCTTCTTAGGATGGACCGCCATGTGGGCGTGGAACTCATGGAGCTTGGTGAACTCCGCACCACACTGAGGGCAAGAAACAGGAACCTCAGGAATAGAGGGGCTAACCACTGCGGCACCAATCTTACGGGAAGGGTCAAAGACGGTGCCGGCCAAAGAGGTTCGAATAGAGAGGCCAGCGCGTGGTGGGTAAATTTGCGGAACGGAAGCTTTCTCATGCTCCGCAACCATAAGACGGTGGTGGCACTGCAAGTTCCAGACCAAAGTGGAGTATATAACCGGGGCCCAACGTTTGGTGGCCCAGTCATAGAGCTCGAGCTCACGCCAAGTGTAATCAGCGGCGGCAGGGGGAGGGACTTCACCAACCATTGAAGCACGAGGGGTCGAAAGGCGCAGGACATATGGGCAGCGGCGAATGACCGCATCACGGTCGCCACCTCCACCTTCAGCCAATGATTGGACCATTGACTCAGGGGAGGGGTTCAGATCAAGGAAAGTGAAAGCAGGCTTAAAACGAAACATAGCCTTCTCTTCGGCGCGAGACTTATCAACAACTTTAGGATCAGAGTTGACGAGTGAATTGAAGAAACTGACTGCTTTTTGCCGATACTCCTTATTGTCGTTAGAAAGGAATTCAGAGAAGATCATGAACTTTTGGTTGTCATAAGCATCAGCAAAGCCAGTAATGGACACTGTGTCAATGGGGCAAAAGGCATCGCTATAATTGAACTCGGCGGACAAATCACGAATAATGGTCTTAACAAGAGTTGATTTGCCACGACCAGCAGCGCCACTAACCACGACATTTGTAGGAGTAACACGGGTGGTGTTCTCATCGGGGGAGGGCAAGCGATAGGCCTGGTTCTGAAGGGACATGAACAAGCCATTGGCTGACGCGGCGAGCGCGCCGGGGTGAGGCAACTTAGTGGTGGCAGAGTGTAGATCTTTCACGGATTCACGTAAGCGATTGTAACGGTCGGCTTCAATAGCATTAAACTTTGATGCGGAAGTGGCGAAGATAAATGGACGGGCCTCTGCTTCAAGCTTGAGATACTGGTTGTAAAGCTCTGCATGGTCGCTTGGGGTGAAAATGTCGGAACGACCCGTAATCCAGGTGATGAGAGAAGAAACAAGGGCACGTATAAGTGGAAGGCCCTTTTCCTTAAAAGTGGAAAAGTCGTTGATTTGAAGGGCGACCTCATGTACGGTGGCAGGAACAGTGTAACCAGACATGACAGCGGAACCAACACCAAGAACACCGGCAAGGATGAAGGCAAAAGCACCAACGAAGAGGGCAATTTGGCTAGGCGTGAGGGATACAGCGCCCTTGGCATCAATAACCGCTGAAAGTGAGGGTGGGTTCTGCATGGGAGCAGTCGAAGTAGGGACAACAACGACTTTTGGTTGGGGGACAGTGGGGTCAGAATGGTGGGTTGCAAGGGGGACCACAGGATTAAACACGACGGGGGAGGTCGGTAGCTTTGTAAGTTGGGCCGCTACTTGGCCGATTTTGTCTAAAAAGACCTGTGGGATATGGAACTCAGCAGCTATGTCAAGGATGTAAGCTGCTAGGCCGATGGGATCACCCCAAAGGCGCCAGGCAAGCACCATTTTGGCTGCAACACGGGCAACAACATTCCATGTTTCAGGCAACTTCACAGTCATCTCTTCAATGCGAGGCAAGAAGATGTGCCTGAGGGGCGTGGTAGTGAGGTAAATGCCGAGGCGAGTTGGAAGGAGGAAAGCGGAAAAAGTGGAGTACAAATTCGTTACAACAGCGCCAATAACAAGGAACGGAAGGGCGACATGCATGCCAGCCATAGTTGCAATGAAAAGGAACACAGCACCAAAAGACCACTCGCGCCAACCTGTGGGCATAAGGCTGGCACCAACGGCATCAGTGACAAGAGCACCAGGGGCAATGGGGGCTCGTACGGCAAAAACCTGGGTGCCAGTTGGGACAAGCCAGACGGCGGACCGAAACACACGGCCAAGGAGGTAAAGGCACGTGAATGTCTGAACCACAATGGGGGGAAGGAAGGTGGTAACGGCCACAACGAGAGGGAGGGCTGATGCACTAAGGGCAATGCCAAACACACTGGTGTGGGTCACGGCAAGAAAGCCGTAAAAGGACCAGAAGAAGCCACGACCAAATGCTAAAGCAAGAGTTGGGTGCCAGGCAATAAGAGCAAACAAAACTGTTTCAATGATGAAAGAGAAAACAACTTCGAGGTAGGCGTCAACAGGTGCAAAAACTTCAGGGGCAAGGGCGAATAGGAGGTCAGCAGCATTAAACACAGTGCTGCGTTGGGCAGTGGCAGCCACGCACCAAGCAACCCAACTACCAAATACGGTGAGTGGGATGGCAAGGAGCTTGGCAAGAAGGACGTCCTCAGGGAGATAGAGGAAGGCAAGACCGGAGAGCAAGGTCAAGAACATGAAAGTGTTGAGAGTGGAATACAATGAGGCCTCTGCCGAGAGCACATGGGCTCTCGCGAGGGAGAAAAGGCGAACAACAGCCGCGGACATACGTCCACGAACGTTGGATGGGGTTAAAGACATTGTATTCGAATCGGTGACTAACGAGAAAACGCACCGATTCAACCACATAGTATTTTACGTCGAACTAAGATAAGACGTTGTCACACAATTTTTAAGGGTGTAACTTCCCGAGGAGCAAGTCCCAGCGTCCGTGCTGGCTTAGCACCATGTCCATCTACGTGTAAACGCGTGCCAATTAAGGCGAGTTATAAGCAAATAACAGTAGGATGAGGGGGCAAAAGCCCCCTCTGTAGGGGTCCCAGACACATACATGCTTACCTGTGGCATAGCTCTACAGGTGAAGCATTGCATGATCTCAATAAAGGTGTGAATCCAAGCTTTTGGCAAGGATTGGGAGGTGTGGACTACTACTGGCAGTGGGACACTGCGAATCAATTCCATAATTGCAGCCCTTTTTAGGGGGCGGACTAACCAATTCGACTCAACCAATGGGCCTTTCGGAATATAGAGACAGAGCTCAAGAACAAGTTCAAGAGATAGCGTCTTCTCAGATGGGTTGACATCTGGCTAGCGATACCACTATGGGGGAAAGTGGTGACATGCTAGACATACGACTAATGGCTTAGGAAGTCTATTCACAAGAGTAACAGCGGTTTAGAGCAAACTAAAGTGAAAAGTGGTTTATGGGAGATCTATCAATTCAAATTTCAAATAGCGCACCGGCCAACAAAGTTGGGAGGTGACACATTGAAGTGTACGCGTAAACATAACTCAGCGAGCCATGCTTTTATGAATGATTTTATGCGATTTTTGTAGAAAGTATATAATGTTTAAAATTTTTATGGTGGGAATAGGGAAAATAAGGGTGGGGATAATAATTAAAATGGAAACAAAATGGGAGGGAAATATGAG